TTTAGTTTATAATTTTATAAAAAAAGAAGAAGAAAATGATTAGTACATTAATTTTTATTACAGGTTTAATTGCGGCAATCCTCATCGCATTAAAAACACGAGGAACTATGTATAAAGTTGAACCAGACCGATGGGGAGACAACAGAGAAAAATTCCAAACAGGATGGTTAATTAAACCTATTGGTATTTTTGTTTTAGGTTTAGTTTTATCGATGGTCCAACCATTCGCTCTTGAAAAAGTGGATAGTGGATACAAAGGGTTAAAAGTTAGTTTAGTTGGGTCACAACGTGGAGTAACAAACTACCAGTACAAAACAGGATGGGTGGTTTATAATACTTGGACAGAACAAATGTTAGAGTTCCCAACGTTCCAACAACACATTGAGTATGATGACCAACAAGTAATTACAAAAGGTGGATTCCCGGCAACAATTAAACCAACATTTAACTACTCATTAAAAGAGTCAAATATTGGAGATATGTTCGTGAATTTACGATTGGACGTAAAACAAGTTGAACAAGGATGGTTGAAAAACGCGATCATCGGAGCCGTGAATGACGTGGCGAACACTTGGGAAGTTGATAGTATCTTTGGACACAGACAGGCATTTGAAGCATCAATCGTTGCTGAGTGTAATGTTAGGTTATCTAAATGGTTTAACGTATCACAATTACGTACCAACATCACACCACCTGAAGCACTACAGGAATCTATTATCGCTAAAACAAAAGCGATCCAACAAGCTGAGGCATCTGAACAACAAGCGTTAACTGCGATTGCGGAAGGTAAACGTAAAGTTGCGGTGGCTCGTGCTGACTCTGCGGAAATGATCATTAACGCTTATGCTGCGGCACAATCAATCAAGATTAAACAAAATCAGATTACACCAATGTATATTGAGTATTTGAAGGCACAGGCTTGGGATGGAAAATTACCAACAACAATGGCAGGTAGTAGTGGGATGTTTTTAAACTTAAATAAAAACTAATTAATATGCAGACATTAGTTTTTAATACAAGAACAAAAACGGTTCAATTGTTGGATGGTCGTAGAGAAGGATCAAATACTATTGAATATTTTGAAAATGTACCAACAGTGAAAATTGAACAAGGGTATTATGAAGTCATGAAAAAAATGGATGAGGAATCTACCACAGTTATTCCTGTCTTAAGAGTACCAATTTCAAACACAAACATGGTTATTATTAAATAATCAAACTTATTTTAGTAGAAACCCCAATCTTTTTAGGTTGGGGTTTTTTATTTAGAAAAAAAATACTATATTTGTAATATGTTTAAATTCTATGAAGTCGGGGGTAAAATTAGGGATGAGATTTTAGGTCTTCAATCCAAAGATGTGGACTATGTTGCGGTCCCAAGCGAATCCTTATTGGAAAAGTACAATACGGCACACGAGATGTTCGTTATATTGGAGAATTTCTTATTAACGGAAAAGTTTGAGATATTCTTATCCACACCGGATTGTTTTACTGTGAGAGCAAAGTTCCCGAAGGATCACAAGTATCAGGGAGTTGCAGACTTCGTAATGGCTCGTAAAGAGATTGGGTACGTGGAAGGAACAAGAACTCCGATCGTTATACCAGGAACCCTTAAAGACGATTTAGAACGTAGAGACTTTACCGTCAATGCAATGGCTAAAGGGGATGATGGTAAGATCATTGATTTATTTGATGGAATGAATGATTTAAAACGAATGGTTCTTATAACTCCACTACCACCTGAGCAAACATTTAATGATGATCCGCTTCGTGTTTTAAGGGCAGTAAGATTTGCAATCACAAAAGGGTTCAGTTTAAAATTTTTAGATTACTACATCAACAACTATGATTATGAAAATAAGATGAGTGTAGTATCAACAGATAGGATCCGTGAAGAATTATATAAGTGCTTCAAACACGATACGATGGGTACGTTAGATATGTTGAATGACTACCCAACTTTAAAGAGATATATATTTGAGAATAAATTAATGTGGTTAAAACCTACTAACGAACAATAAAAATTATTATATTTGTGATATGAGTAAGATAGATTGGATTTTAGAACAACACAAAAGTACGAATCATCAATATGATACGTATCTTCCATATGAGTTCCATTTAAGAATGGTTTCAAACACCGCACAGGAATTTATTGAATCTGTACCAGATAGAAATGATGGGGAAACTTCATTTAGAGGATCAGTGCTTATGGCGGCTTGGGGTCACGATTTGATTGAGGACACTCGTGTTTCATACAATGATGTTAAGAATCATTTGGGTCAAGAAGCCGCTGATATCATCTACGCTCTTACTAATGAAAAAGGTAAGAACCGTAAGGAACGAGCAAACGACAAATATTACGAAGGTATTAGAAATACACCAGGAGCTGTCTTTGTTAAGTTGTGTGATCGTATTGCTAACGTACAATACTCAAAGATGACAGGTAGTCGTATGTTTGAGATGTATAAAAAAGAGAATAATCATTTCTTAGATAGTCTAGGATTTGTAGAAGGACACGGACATCCGCTTGGAGATATGTGTCATTATTTGGAAAATTTATTTGAAGATTAAGTTATGGAAAATAGAAGTAGACATTACGGAGACGTAGAGAAATGGGTAAGAAAAGTAATTGACTCTTGTGAGACATATCAACAAACTTTTGCCGCAAGAATTTTAGTCCGCAATTTTGAAAAACAAATGGATCGTAATAAAGTTGATCGTAATTTGGTTTGGTCTGTTAGGGCTTCTTTAGATATGGCTTTAAGTTTTAAACGAGATGAATTAATGAAAAATAAATAAAAATTATATAAAATGGAAAATAAGATTGATAAAATTGCTATTGTTATTGGGATTGTAATCGGATGTGTATTCGGGTCAATGATGTCTTACTCAATGTTGAAAGATGCTAAGAAGTGTGAGTTATTGGTTGAGGAGAACAAAATGTTAAGAGATATGTTATATGAGGAACAAAATCCTCAATACTAATATATGTTGGTATTAAAAATATTATTTATAAAAACATAATAATGATTGATAACATAGAACAAATAAAAGGATTACTTAACTTTGAAAACAAAGGTGACTTTTATATGCTTTACGTTTTTAAACGAAAGAAGGACCAACCTGAAGGGGAAAGAGATAATCACCAGTCAGTTAGAACAATTAAATCATATTGTATTGAATCCATTGAACACTTGGATCGTAGGTATGATGAGATTAAACAACTTTGTGAGATGTTTAAGGCTCGTGCTTATATCCACGTTCAAAAACAAAATCATACGGACGTGTCATTGAATATGATGGTTGATCTTGCTAAAAGAATACAAGACGGTAATCATAAACAAAAAGGTTTATTTGATTCTGTTGTGGGACAAGTTAAAACACAAGAGAAACGTTGGATTGTTGATATCGATACGACCGACTATCATGCGGTTACTGAAGTGACACAATTTATAAACTATCTCAGACCTGAAGGGCCAAAAGTTGAAATGGTAATACCAACTAAGAATGGGTATCATTTAATAACAGGTAGATTTGATGTTAAAACATTTAGTGAGAAACATCCGGACATTGACATTCAAAAGAAGAATCCAACATTATTGTATTACCCAAAAAGTTTAGATGATGGATTATAAAGAATTAAAAAGAAAAGAATTTTTATTTGAGTTTATTAATGATGTCATCGATGGTATGGATGTTTATAATCATAATGGATCTCTTTGGTTAATTAAAACTGAAGAATTAAAATGGGCAATTGAATTTACCAAAGATAAAACATTGTGGTATAACTACAATTTATTTAAAAATTTATTTAAGGCAATTTCTTTAGATATTTCGGAAAATCAAAAATATGTAACTGAATGGTTTGAATCAAGATTTTTGAATATGTCAAAGGTTGAAGATTGTTCTGATCCATTTTTTGATCAAGATAGATATGTTGAAGACACCATTCAAAATGGGGTGAAACACACCCAAGGGGATCAACAACCATTTCATATTGACGTTGAAGATACCATTGAAAATGGGGTGAGAGATATTTCTCCAATGACACAATATACTGATTGGCAAGTTGAAGAAATAATCGAAAATGGGGTGAAACACACCTCGGAGTTGGATTGTCAATCAAAGGGGGTTGTTGAAGACACCATTCAAAATGGGGTAAAACAGACCAAAAGTATGCTCGCTCAAAATGGGATACGAATTAAAGAGACCATTGAAAATGGGGTAAAAGAGACTATTAGTACACTACGGCGTACTGCTAAGTGGGGTGTTGATGACATTATTCAAAATGGGGTGAAGGAAATCAGATCAAATAAAGGATTGATAACTTCCTACAGACAAAATCACAAGGCCAAAAAAACTATTGAAAATGGGGTGAAGGACACCAAACCAATGGATGAGTGGGTAAATGCTGAAAGTATTATTGAAAACACAATAGAGTATGGTGTAAAAGAAACCCATGAAGATGTGTATCACCATAGACCTAGAATCTGTGGTGTGATTAAAAATGGTGTAAAAGAAGTCCAACCATTACCAGCACAAGATGGTAATAGAGATTGGGGTAACTATTATTTAGGAAAGCAAGATAGAACAAAACCTTTTAATGATTATCTTAATGATGCAATTAAATACGGTAAAAAAATATAAAAATGGAAATAGATAAATTTGAGCAAGCAAAAAAAGTCAAAGAAGATCTTGATAGATTGGAAAGGCAGAAGCATAAATTGGAATCTGCTTTAGAATCTTGTGATTTGGGTGTTACAATTGGATTTAATTATAAAGGAGCATTCAATAGAAAAGGAGAGGTAAGTGTTTATAACAAAGAACTTATTAAAGAGATGGTTTCCAAAGAACTTGACAGGTTAAATAGTGAAATAGAGTTAGTAAAAAAAGAATTTGAATTATTATAATGGAAATAGATAAACTACATCAATTATGTAAGTATATTTATGATTCTTCTGTTATGAGTTATAATATGAAAACTAATCCTACCAAACAGATCCTTAATATTAAAGAGATGGTCCGAACTTACATTAGAACTGAGGTTACTCCTTGTGAACTAACGGATCAGGAAAAGTTGTCTTACATTTT